CCCAAAAAATGCCCCGGGGGTACCATTTGAAAAACCAATCCGGAATTTCGAGGAGGAGATGTGTCGACTAAGAAGGCTGCTACGGTTAGCCTAGCATTGTCAGGCCCACAGCAGGTCGATCTTTCCGTGTATCGTGGAGATTCCGGTAAGTTCCGACTGACGGTTCAAGAGGTTGGTGGTACTCCAATCGATGTAACGAACGCTACGTGGGACGCGGACATCCGCTACAAAGCTGATGATCCAGATCCTATCACAAGCTTCGACATCGAGCTAGTAGACACGAGCACAATCGACGTAGTTCTCTCGGCAGACAAGTCGGCCATGCTCGACAAGCAATGTGTGTACGACGTGGAGATGACGCTCGTCGATAAAGTCACGACGTTGGTCAAAGGCTCTATCAGTGTAGACATGGATGTGTCTAGAGAATGAGTATCATCATCACTGCAGACGATTTACCAGAGGTGACGGTAACAGTCCCACTGAGTCCTGTGGTGGGAGTCGTTATTCCGAATCCTCCGTCTGTAGACGTACCTGTTCCTGACATCGAGAATCTACAAGTAGTTCCGTGGCAACCACCAGTTGTGAACATTGGGATTACACCTCTTCCGATCGTTGGTCTAACGGTAGCTCCGCCGGCGCTTTTGGATGCGTTTATTCCGGGGGAAGAAGGTATTCCAGGACCTCCAGGTCCAGAAGGTCCGATGGGTCCCGAGGGTCCTCCAGGTCCAGAAGGTCCAGAAGGTCCAGAAGGAGACGCATCAACGGTTCCTGGTCCGGCAGGTCCGGCAGGAGCAACTGGTCAAAAGGGTGATAAAGGCGATACGGGCGCTCAAGGTCTTCCAGGCTCGAGAGGCCCAGTAGGTCCAGCCGGTGCGGACGGCCCTCCAGGTCCGGTAGGTCCTGCGTCAACGGTCCCAGGTCCACCAGGTTCTACGGGTCCACCAGGTTCCACTGGCCCAGCCGGCGCGGACTCAACTGTTCCAGGCCCTCAAGGTCCTCAGGGGGTGAAAGGTGACACGGGAGCCACGGGATCTCAGGGCCCGCAAGGTACGACAGGCACTGCAGGAGCTCAAGGCCCGCAAGGTGTTAAAGGCGACCCGGGAACGCCAGGCGCAACAGGTCCTGCAGGACCAGGAGTTGCCCCCGGAGGAACAACGGGGCAACACTTAGCGAAATTGTCTGCGGCTGATTATGCCACACAATGGGTTGATGCAGTAAGTGGCGGTCTTGACCAAGCTACTGCAGATGCTCGTTATGTGAATGTTACTGGCGACAATATGACCGGAACGTTGGCTGGTCCTCAGTTTTCAGCTGCTGGTAATATTCAAACTCCAACGTTGCGTCCTCCGCCTGGAACAGTGCTTGCTATTCAAGCTAATGGCGTTGGAGAGTATGTTGATTTTCTGAATTCGCCAATTGGTAACATCAAAGATCCTTTGCTACCAGATCATCCAACCAATAAGCGGTATGTAGACGCAAGGGTTGGTGCTCCTGGAGATTGGTTTAATGGTCGTATTGCGGCTGCTTCGAGTCTTATTGCTGGTGTAACTCCGCTAACACCAACGCTTGTTGCGGCATCATCTGGCATTTCGATTTCCGGTTCACGCGTTATAGTAACTCAAGCTGCTGCGTATCATGTTACACTTGATTTGCTTATGACTGTTAGTGCGGGAACAACTACTGCGTTTAGTATTCTTCAATATCATTCAGATAACACTCTTGTTCTACAAGTTAATTCGGTCATGCCATCAACTAACTGGATGCAATCTAGTATTCAGCAGGATTTCAATTGCGCAGCTGGAGACTACTTTACGTTCCAGGTGCAGCCAGACGCAGCAGGCCGTGGTGTAGACAACCGGACACAGATCAGTATTTCGCAGATTGGCGGAGCTGCAGGCCCGCAAGGACCGCCAGGAGCAGGTGATATTGGCGTTGAATACAACAATACCACGGGTATTGCTTCTTGGTTCACTGGAGCAGGAGCATGTAATCAATCTACTAGTATAATAAGGGCACGAAAAGTTGGTAATATGGTGCAACTCTTTTGCCAACTTATATTGATAACTAATACTGGGGCATCGTTTAATGCCGGTACGATTACTCTTGTTCCAGATTTGGCGCCAATCATACCTCGTAACCTTCCAGCGATGTTTTATCCGAGTTATGGCCCTGTTCGATGCCAAATTAATGGTGATGGTTCAGTTCAAATGGTTTCTAGTACCAATACAACTGGACAACAGCAATTCTGGATTAGTTCCGTCTATCCGATTAGCTAGGAGACTTGATGTCATACACCACCATTACACAAGCTACAACAGATCAACCTCTTCTAAATCGGGTAACTGCTGCTATTCAGAAGGAAGCATACGATAACGTTACACTTGGCGAAACTGCTTTTGGAAGTAGTGCTCGTGCAGATCCGCAATGGGCTGCCTCAAGAATGATCTGGCCTGTTGCGATTGATACAGAAGCAGCATATGAATCAGCCTTGCTGAACGATAATCCGAATCCCGGCGGTGATCCTTCTGTCATTACCGACGCGGCTATTCTTACTTCGGTACAAGCCAATTGGCCTCCTGAACCACCGGATGCCCCGCTCCCATAGGAGGTTAAATGGCCAGTAAGATCATCGTTCACAAAGGTAGAACCAATTTTGTACGGGTAAACATGGGAATTGATGTATCTGCGGACCAATTAACCAGCGAAATCCGTACGGAAGAGGACGCAACGTCTCCATTAGTTGCCACATGGGTGGTTACATTTGCCACTGATGGGCACGATGGACAGCTTATTCTGCGTCTAGATGATGTCGTTACAAGTCAAATTACCGTGAATAGTGGCTATATGGACATCAAAAGAGTCACCGGATCAGAGCCAGTTCCTGTGTTTGATAGGCCTCTAGAGGTCACATTCAGAGGATCGGTGACCGCATGACAACTCAAATTAACGTCGTTTCACGCACGCAATACATAATTGTGGAGCCATCTTCGGGCACAGTGTCCGTTATTAACGCCGGACCCATCGGTCCTGGTGGTCCAATCGGTCAAGTTTCTACCGCGGCCATGAATCAGGCGATTGATGCGGGATTGGATGCGCAAGGAGTTCCTCCGGGGGGAACAACTGGCCAAGTATTGATGAAACTATCAGATGAAGACTACGACTACGGTTGGGTAACACCAACTTAGAAAGGATTCGTCATGAGTGACACAAAGGATCCAGAAGACCCAGAATTCGGTGATTACGATCCCGACGACGCAGTCACCGAAGGGGATGAAGACGAGGACGGTGAGGATTAATGGGTTCAAAATGGCTCAATGACATTGGTGCCGCACTGTCGGGTCTTCCAGTTAATTATTACAAGGGGTGGGAGAGTCGTTCCCGATCGTCCGGTGGCTTCGATGCCATTCTCGCCATTGGGATCCACCACACTGCCTCGAGTGCTAGTCCAGAATCAGACATGAAGTACATGTGGGAGACCTGCCCGGACAAGCCAGTTGGAAACATCTATCTCGCTCGAGATGGAAAGATCACAGTCGGAGCTGCGGGGGCTTCAAACACCATGGGTAAGGGTGGGCCGCTTCATTGTACTGGTGGAACCATCGGTAAAGATGCTGGTAACAAGTACATGATTGCCATCGAGGCGGCTAATGCTGGAACCGGAGAACCTTGGCCTGCGGCGCAGACGGACATGTACGTGCAATTGGTTCGGAAGCTTTGCGGGTATTACAGATTGCATGTTGGTCAAGATGTCTACGGGCACTATGATTACTGCGCTCCATCCTGTCCAGGTCGAAAGATCGATCCAGCGGGTCCGTCTCCGTTTGGTTCCGTGAATTCAAGTGGCACATGGGACATCAACAAATTCCGATCCGCAGTAAATAGTGAACCGACTCCCGCTCCAGGTCCTGGCCCAGGCCCATCCCCGATCCCTTTGGAGGGTTCAGACATGTTGATCCGTTTCATCGTGGACGACGGCAAAACACCGCTCGCCCAGTACGTCACCAATGGTGTGGTGTATCGACACGTTCCAGATCAAGCCGCGGCAGACGCTCTCGTAGTGTTTATGGCTCATGCTGGTCTAGATAGTGAAGTACAGCATTGCAAGAAGGTTCAGATTGGCTGGGCTGGAATCTTTGTTGATGCTAGTGGAAAGATCGGTGCGCCCAATCCTTATTTGTAGAAAGGAGGCGCATGCCAAAGCGTACACCAAAGCGTCCACCTGCTACAACAGTAGAGGGACGCGAAAATCAATTAGTTACTCTCGCTATTGATCTGGCAGAAAAGCAGTTAGCAGAAGGAACTGCGTCGGCGCAAGTCATAACACATTACCTCAAGCTTGGTTCTACCAGAGAACATCTAGAGCAAGAACGTCTTGCTCGAGAGAATGAACTCCTCACGGCTAGAGTAGATACAATGGCCTCGGCTAAGAGGGTAGAAGAGCTATATTCGGCCGCTTTGGATGCGATGCGTTCTTATGCAGGTCGTTTGGGTGAAGGTGAAGAGCTATATGACGACGATTAGATCATATTCCGAGTTACGTAGGTTCACCGAGTTTGACGATAGATTTGAGTATTTAAAATTAAATGGTGCTGTTGGTAGATCTACTTTCGGTTTTGATCGTTATATTAATCAGATGTTTTATACGTCATATGAGTGGAAAAGAGCGCGTAATTTAGTAATATTGAGAGATAATGGATGTGATTTAGGTGTTCCTGGCTATGAAATATACGATCATATACTTATTCATCATATAAATCCAATGGACGTTGATGATATTATGCATGGAGAATCATGGATTTTTGATCCGGAATACTTGATAACAACCACTCAAAATACACACAATGCTATACATTTTGGTAATGATAAGTTGCTTCCCAAGGTAGTTTTGGAACGAAACCCCAACGATACAAAGCTTTGGTAAGGAGCGAAATGAACGATCCAAAGAAGGATCCAAAGTATACCCCGGTTAAAGAAGATGAACCAGAACAAGCCGAGGGATGGGTTGGATCACAAGAAGAAATTGCGGTAGATCTCGAAGAATTTGAGCCAAACCGCAAGGTCAATCCAATTGATCCAGAGTAGCGGAGGTAGTAATGGAAGAAAGCATTCTAATAAGCACGAAGAAAATTCTCGGTCTCGCTGACACATATGTTGCGTTTGATCTGGACGTAATCACGCACATCAATGCTGCTTTCTCCATTCTTAATCAGCTAGGCGTTGGTCCAATAGAAGGATTTTTTATCGAAGATGAGTCTGCTGAGTGGGTGGATTTTATTGTTCCTCCAGAGCAGCTTCATTTGGTGAAGACATACGTGTTCCTGAAGGTTCGAGTTCTCTTTGACCCCCCTGGAACTTCCTTTCTATTGCAAGCAGCACAAGATCAGATCAAGGAATACGAGTGGAGACTCAATCTCTTTAGGGAGTACGCTCTTCCACCGCCGCTCCCACCGCCAGAGGAGGATCTTCGTGGAACAAGAAATTATCGACGGCTTCATCGCCCACCATGGCGTCAGAGGTATGAAATGGGGGGTCCGGAAGAAGCGAAGCTCTAGATCAGAAACAACTGATTTCAAGAAGACGAAGCATCTTCGAGGAAAAAGTACTTCAGAACTTACCAATAAACAATTGAAATTAGTGAATGAAAGACTTAATCTTGAGCAAAACTATTCTCGAATGAATCCTGGTACGGTAGAACGTGGAAGGAAAGCTGCGAAGAATGTTCTTGAAGTAGCCGGAATGGCTGTTACGGCTTATGGCTTGATCAAGAGTCCTTTGGGACAACACGCGGTTAACCTCGGCAAGAAGTTTATGGAGAAGAAGACTGGCTAAGGAGGTTGCGGTGACTTTGTCTAATACTGCGACTCCTTATTATTACGGTGAGTTTCGAGCAGCGGTTATTCGAGGAGAGATTTTAGTTAATAGAGAAGTGTCAATGGAGATGAATCGAATTGATGAGTTAATTGCTAATCCAAACATTTATTATGATGATATGGCAGTGCATGGTTTTATCAAGTATTGTGAGTTTGAATTAACTCTTACTGATGGAAGCGATCTTCATCTACTTGATTCGTTCAAAATCTGGGCGGAGCAAATCTTTGGTTGGTACTTTTTTGTTGAGCGTAGTGTTTATCAGCCGAGCATTCCTGGAGAGCCGCAGATTGCAGGACAACCAGGACACTACATACAGAAGCTGATCAAGAAACGACTCACCACCAAACAGTACCTCATCGTAGCAAGAGGCGCAGCCAAGTCGATGTACGCGGAATGTATTCACGCCTACTTCCTAAACGTAGATACCGCAACGACACATCAGATCACAACGGCCCCAACCATGAAGCAGGCCGAAGAAGTGATGTCTCCGTTTCGAACTGCCATTACCAGAGCCCGTGGCCCTCTCTTTAAGTTTCTTACTGAAGGCTCGTTACAAAATACAACTGGGTCTAGAGCACAACGAGTAAAACTTGCATCGACGAAGAAGGGCATTGAGAACTTCTTGACTGGTTCTCTGCTCGAAGTTCGTCCGATGACCATCAACAAGCTTCAAGGTCTTCGTCCCAAGGTGTCCACCATCGACGAGTGGCTGTCTGGAGACATTAGAGAAGATGTTGTTGGCGCAATTGAACAAGGTGCCTCTAAGATGGAGGACTATTTGATCGTTGCTATTAGTTCGGAAGGAACTGTTCGAAACGGTTCTGGAGATACCATCAAAATGGAACTGGCTAGCATACTTCGTGGCGAGTATCAAGCGCCTCACATTTCTATCTGGCATTACAAATTGGACGAAGTTGAAGAAGTTGCTGATCCGAGTATGTGGATCAAAGCAAATCCTAATCTAGGTAAGACAGTCACATACGATGTTTATCATTTGGATGTCGAAAGAGCTGAAAAAGCTCCAGCCGCTAGGAATGACATTCTCGCTAAGCGGTTCGGACTTCCTATGGAAGGCTACACATACTTCTTCACGTATGAAGAGACGCTTCCGCATCGACCAAGAGAATTTTGGGCGTTGCCGTGCTCTCTTGGTGCTGATCTTTCTCAAGGAGATGACTTCTGTGCTTTTACTTTGCTCTTTCCATTTCAGAATTATTCATTTGGTGTCAAAACTAGAAGCTACATCACTTCACTGACGTTGATGAAACTTCCTGGCGCTATGCGCGCTAAGTATGAAGAGTTTATTGGCGAAGGAAGTCTACATGTTCTTGATGGAACGGTTCTAGACATGATGGAAGTGTACGAAGATCTCGATGCGTTCATTCAAGCTAATCAGTATGACGTGCGTTGTTTCGGATTTGATCCTTACAATGCTAAAGAATTCGTTACTCGATGGGAAGCTGAGAATGGAGCGTACGGGATCGAGAAGGTAATTCAGGGAGCTAGAACCGAATCGGTTCCTCTTGGTGAACTCAAGATTTTGGCGGAAGAAAGAAAACTAATCTTCGATCAGAGTCTTATGTCATTTGCTATGGGCAATGCGGTCACGTTGGAAGATACCAATGGAAACCGAAAACTCATGAAGAAACGAGCAGATGAAAAGATTGATAATGTCTCAGCGATGATGGATGCATATGTTGCCTATAAAGCTAACAAGGAGGCATTTGAATGATTGAGAAAGTCTATGTTTCCTTGTCGAGAACGGGAGGTGATCTGTCTTGGCAGTGTTAGATCGAATCAAAAAGGCCTGGAATGCCTTCCGTACTCCACCCAACCCTGTTCTTCAAAATTATGGAGAGTCTACTACTTATCTTGGTGGCACATATAACGGTAATATATCGCCATCTCGAAGTAGAATGCAGGTTTACAACGAGCGATCGATTGTCTCAGCTGTATATACAAGGCTTAGTATTGACGTAGCGGGAATTCTTGTTAAACATGTAAAGTTAGACAGTCAGGGTCGATATTTAAAGGACATGCCTAGTTCATTGAATGATTGTCTCACGTTAGAGACAAACCTCGATCAAGCACCTCGAGCATTTAGACAAGATATTGCGATGACTCTATTTGATAGGGGAGTTGCGGCCATTGTTCCAGTTGATGTGTCGCAAAATCCAGATACAAGTGAAATATTTGATATTTATACGATGCGTGTGGGCGAAATCGTGACTTGGTATCCAAGACATGTTCGACTCAACGTTTATAACGAGAATAGCGGAAAACGAGAAGAGATTACTTTGGCCAAAAGGTTCGTGGCCATCGTTGAGAACCCATTGTATTCCGTTATGAATGAGCCAAACTCGACGTTGCAACGATTGATCAGGAAGCTAGGTCTTCTTGATAGTGTTGATGAACAAACGAGTTCAGGAAAGCTTGATATCATCATTCAGCTTCCTTATGTGATTAAGTCGGAGGCCAGGCGTCAGCAAGCTGTGGCACGACGAGAAGACATCGAGTTCCAATTGAGGGGCAGTCAATATGGCATAGCCTACATTGATGGCACCGAAAAGATTACTCAGCTTAATAGACCCGCAGAGAACAACATGCTAAAGCAAGTTGAGTATCTTACCAACATGTTGTACAGCCAACTTGGTCTTACACCCGAAGTGATGAATGGCACGGCCGATGAAAAGACCATGCTGAATTACTTCGCTCGTACGATCGAGCCGATTATTGATGCTGTTATCGAATCCATGCAGAGAGCGTTCCTTGGGCCCCAGGGTACGCAAAACAATGAAAGAATTCGGTACTTCAGGGATCCGTTCAAGTTTGTTCCTGTTGAGCAGATTGCAGAGATTGCTGATAAGTTTACTCGCAATGAGATTCTTTCAGCGAATGAGATCAGACAATTCATGGGGATTGCACCGTCGTCTGATCCGAAGGCAGATCAACTTGTCAACAGCAACATGCCGCAACCGGTTCCTGTTACACCAACAACCGATCAAGGTTCAGGGGCCTAACTCTTTCGAAAGGAACTGTCAAAATGGAAGCAGATTTCAGCGGTTACGCGACCAAGGCTGGGCTTAAATGCTCAGACGGTCGGACCATTATGCCGGGAGCGTTCAAGCATCAGGACAAGATGCGTGTTCCGCTTGTTTGGCAGCATGGTCATAACGACCCAGAGAATGTTCTTGGTCACGCAATCCTTGAAGGCCGAGATGATGGCGTCTACACGTATGGATTCTTCAACAAGTCTACAAAGGCTGAGCATGCGAAGGGTCTTCTCGAGCACGGCGACATCAGCATGCTGTCAATTTGGGCTAACGAACTCGTTGAGCGAGGTGGCCGGGTTCTTCACGGAGCGATTCGTGAGGTGAGTCTCGTCTTGTCTGGGGCTAACCCAGGAGCTCTTATCGAGAACGTGACTGTTCGTCACTCAGATGGTGATGAGACTACGTTGGATGACGAGGTAATTATCTACACGGGTCTCGATCTTGAGATCACGCACGCCGACAACACGAATAGTGGAGATGGCGGTACTGATGGTGGCGACAAAGAAGAAACACTTCAAGATGTTTATGACACTATGAGTGATAAGCAGAAGGAAGTACTTCATTACATGCTCGGTCAGGCGCTTGAGTCTGCCGGAGGTAGTGACACAGCTCAGCAAGATAACCTCAACGACGACTCAACCGATACCGATAAGGATGGTAAAAAGATGACTCGAAACGTCTTCGAGAAGGGTGACGAGGGCAACAAGTCCCCTATTCTTTCTCATTCCGACATGGAGGCGATCGTCGCTGATGCCACCAAGGTCGGTTCGTTGAAAGCGGCCGTCGAAGGCTATGCGCTCGCTCATGGGATCAACCAGATTGACACGCTCTTCCCAGAAGCCACGGCTCTCACTTCTGCTCCTGAGTTCTTCACTCGTCGGACGGAGTGGGTGAACTCGGTTCTTTCCGGAGCGCGGAAGAGCCCGTTCAGTCGAGTGAAGACTCACTGGGCAGACCTCACATATGATGATGCTCGTGCGAAGGGTTACATCACGGGTACCGAGAAGCAGGAAGAATTCTACGGTACCGCTCGTCGTGAGACGACCCCGCAGACCATCTACAAGAAGCAGAAGCTTGATCGTGATGACATTCTCGACATCACGGACTTCGACGTGGTCGCCTGGATGAAGGGCGAGATGCGGCTGATGCTCGATGAGGAACTGGCTCGAGCGATTCTTGTTAGCGATGGCCGTACCGTTCCGGATCCGGATAAGATCTTGGAGGATCGCATTCGTCCAATTGCTAAGGACGATCCGCTGTTCACCATCACTGTCCTGGTCGACTTCGCTGCTGCCGGCTACGATGTTTCGAAGTTCGTCGATGCCGCCATTCAGTGGCGTTCGCAGTATCGTGGAACAGGTCAGCCAACCCTGTACACCAGTGAGCACATGCTCTCTCAGGTCATGATGCTGAAGGATACGCTCGGGCGTCGGATCTACTCGTCTCTCGAGCAGTTCGCTGCTGAGATTCGTGTTGCCTCGATTATTCCGGTTGACGTGTTCGATCCGGCCGCTGGTCAGCCGCAGGCGATCATGGTGAACATGAACGATTATGTCATCGGCGCCGATCAGGGTGGACAAGTTAGCCTCTTCGATGACTTCGACATCGACTACAACCAGTACAAGTATCTCATCGAGACTCGTGTTTCTGGTGCGTTGGTCAAGCTCAAGTCAGCACTCGTGTTCAAGCAGGGCACGTTCGTTGCTCCGCCAGGTGGCACCACCCACATCATCGTTCCTGAGCCGCCGAACGAGCGTCAGAGCAGCCCGTCGGTTCACGGTTCACTTCCCGATGACGACGGAACGATGGTCCAGTCCGAGAGCAGCAGGAGCTCGAAGAAGTCTTCCTCCGAGTAATAACAGAAGGAGTTGAGATGGCACGATTCTTTGGAGAGGTTGGTTACGGAGATTCCGTAGAAACCCCATCTGGCTCTGGTGTGTGGAAAGATATCGCCACTGAAGTCGAGTACTACGGTGACGTTATACGAAATACACGAAAGTTAGAATCCGGAGAGAGTCTCAATGACGATATTACGGTTGGTAATTCAATCAGTATCGTTGCTGACGACTATGCCGTCAAGCACTTCTTCAAGATCAAGTACGTGCGATGGTCGGGGGTTCTTTGGACTGTGACAAACGTCGAAGTTCGGAGCCCCCGGCTCATCTTGAGTCTCGGGAGTGTATACAATGGCCCAACGCCTTGAACTTCAAGCCGTTCTGACCGGTATTCTTGGGACTGATCAAGTATATTTCCAACCACCGCCAACTGTGCAAATGTCATATCCTTGCATTGTTTATAGACGAGATTATGAATTGATCAACCATGCAGACGATATTCCATATAAGCGCAGAAAGCGATATTTGGTAACGGTCATTGATCAAGATCCGGATAGTAGCATTCCTGACAAACTCTCAGAACTGCCGCTGTGCGTATACGATCGATTTTATACGGCTGACAACCTCAACCACGATGTTTACAAACTGTTCTTCTAGGAGGAAGTACCAATGACTCTTGTTTGGGATCAGGTTGGCGAGCGCACCTACGAAACCGGCGTAGATCACGGGGTTCTTTATATCCCGGATGAAAGCGGTGTGTATGGAGGCGGTGTTGCTTGGAACGGTCTTACGACTGTTACCGAGTCGCCGTCAGGCGCTGAGTCAACCGCTCAGTATGCAGACAACATCAAGTACCTGAACCTCATTTCGGCCGAAGAATTCGGTGCGACAATTGAGGCATTCACGTACCCGCCAGAATTCAACCAATTCGATGGTCTCGCTGTACCTGCCGATGGTATCGTTCTCGGTCAGCAGCCTCGAAAGATGTTCGGCCTCTCGTATAGGAGCCGAAAGGGTAATGACGTAGAGGGCGACGAGTATGGATACAAACTTCATCTCGTTTATGGCTGCATTGCGGCCCCGTCAGAGAAAGCTTACAACACCATCAACGATTCACCTGAAGCCATCACCTTCAGCTGGGCCGTTACCACCACACCGGTTCCTGTCACGGGGTACAAGCCAACGGCATTGATTGTCGTCGACTCGTCCATCGTTGATGGAGCAGCCCTCGCCTCGCTCGAGGATTTGTTGTACGGTGATCCCGCAACACTGCCTGCCCCGGACGATGTGCTGGATCTGTTCTCCAGTGGTGGCGCAGCTCTTGCCACCGGCGCAACGGCCGGTACTCCTGGCACGTGGACCCCAGGTGGATCCGGTGTTCCTGCGTCAGTGACCGCTCTGCAGGGAGCGAGTATCTCGGCAAGCCCGAATACGGCATGGACGACTGGTCAGTATGTTCAGACTGGCACCGCTGGTGTCTCTGGTCAGGCTCACTGGAGCGGCTCGGCTTGGGTTTCCGGAGTAGCTTGATGTAATTGATAGGAGATCAAAGGATGCTTAAGATTATTGTTCCAGGAGCTGATTACTTTAATGAAGAAACTTCAACTTTCGAAACTGTCGATGATTTCGAATTGGAGCTAGAGCATTCTTTGATCTCACTGTCAAAATGGGAGTCCAGATTCAAAAAGCCTTTTCTCACTTCTGATGAGAAATCCACAGAAGAAGTGCTGGCGTACGTTGAGGCCATGAGTCTCTCGCCTATTTATCCGCAAGACATCTTCGATAGAATTTCAGCAGAGAACATGATTCGAATCAGAGGTTACATCGAGTCATCAGAATCTGCAACGACGTTTGGAGTCATGCCAGAACGTAAAGGAAGAGGCGAAATAATTACAGCTGAGTTGATCTACTATTGGATGGTTGCATTCACCATTCCATTTGAATGTGAAACGTGGCATTTGAATAGGCTTTTTGCTCTAATCCGTATCTGTAACATAAAGAACTCGAAGCCGAAGAAGATGTCTCGTAATGAGATCGCTCAAAGAAACAGGGATTTGAATGCTCAGAGAAGAGCTAAATACGGCACCAATGGCTGATTGGAGGTTAGATGACCGCGCTTGTTTGGGATAGAATTGGTGAACGTGCTTATGAAAGTGGTGTTAGTAATGGCGTTCTTTATGGTGAAGATGGTGTCGGAATCGCATGGAATGGTATAACTTCTGTTGATGAGAATGGAACAAATAGTTCTGAACCTGTAGTTTTCGACGGAGTTAAGTTCAACGACATCATAACACTTGGTGATTTCGAAGGTGTTCTACGAGCCTTTACATATCCAGATGAATTTTTGTATTACGAAGGAACACTGAAGGATCAAACTGGATTTTACATCAGAAATCAGCCGCAAACCAAATTCGGGTTGTCGTATAAGACGTTGATTGGGAACGATCTTGATAGTGAAGCAGGCTACAAGATTCATGTTTTGTACAATCTAACCGCTCTTCCTTCGCAAAGATCATATAAAACGTTGTCTTTAGACGTGGAACCAATTGAATTTGAATGGGATATTACGGGAGTTCCAGAAGATGTAGAATACTTCCGTCCGAGTGCTCATCTAATTTTTGATAGTCGTCAAATGGATCCATATCTTATGCAGGACATTCAAGATATTCTTTGGGGAACTGAAGATAAAGATCCATATTTGCCACCAGCGAAGGCACTTGCCTCGTTTATTAGGAAGTGGAATCGCCTTATTATCGTTGATAATGGCGATGGTACATGGACTGCCACATCAATGTTCGAAGAAGATATTACGATGCTTGATGAAACAACCTTCCAAATCGTCTCCGATACTGCGGTATATTTGGATCCGGATACGTACACCATTACCAGTAGCGAGAAGAACGAGGAGGATATATGGCAACCGTAACCGGGCTTACCGCCGAAAGAATGCTTGTAATTGAGAATGAAACCGTTGTTGACGGTGATGTCGTCGCTGGCGAGCTCATTCTGGTTACTCGAGGTGGTACGCAGATCAATGCGGGACAGGTTCAAGGTGCTAAAGGTGATCCAGGTGCAACCGGGCCTGCTGGTGCGCCAGGAACAGGATTAACTGTTGGAGCTGTTTGTGACTTTCCTAAGGCGCCAGTTCCTGCGGGGTGGCTTATCTGCGATGGAAGTATATACAATATTGTAGACTATCCAACTCTAGCGGCATATTTGGGGACTACTTTCGGTGGCAACGGCACGACCACGTTCGGTGTGCCTAATTACAAAGGCTGCGTACGAGTTCCTCAAGATGCAGCTCAAACGGAATTCGATACGATTGGTGAAAAGGGCGGCGAGAAGAAGCATATTCTGACAATCGCTGAATTGGCCACTCACAACCACGCAGATACATTGGCTGCTCCTGCTCACACTCATAGTATCGCTCACGTTCACGGTGGAGTTACAACGAGTGCCACAAGTGGCGGTCTCGCAGCACCTCCGTTGGGTTCACAAATGCCCGCTGGAAACACAGGTCCGGCAAGTCCAGCTACCAGTGGTGGAGCCAGTGCTACGGCTTTGAGTGGTGCTGTTAGCAACAACGGCTCAAGTGCTGGCCACAATAACCTTCAGCCATATGTGGTGGTAGTCACAGCGATCAAGACGTAATCATGATAAGCGCTAAGTCGGAAGGTTCATTCAGGAAGACGGAAGCGTTTCTTAATTACATGAGAGATGGCAAAGAGTTTAGAGATCTTGATAGGTATGGCCGACAGGGCGTTGACGCCTTATCAAGGGCGACACCTATCGATACGGGTGAAACAGCCCACTCTTGGGGCTATCAAGTAGGTCACACAAAAGGCGTATATTCTATCAGTTGGTTCAATACTCATAAGCATAACGGTGTAAACATTGCTGTCATAATCCAATATGGTCACGGCACAGGAACCGGAGGTTGGGTCGAGGGAAGAGATTACATCAATCCCGCAATTCAACCAGTGTTTGACAGGATCCTCGATGATATTTGGAGGCAGGTGACAAATGCCTAGTACCGATGATCGCATTGTACGGATGGAGTTTGACAATGCGGCCTTTGAAAAGAAGATAGATACCACACTCACCAGCCTTGACAAGCTGAATAAGGCCATGAAGTTCGAAGGCGCTGGTAAAGGTCTATCGGACATGAGCAGCGCAGTCGGTAAGGTTAATATTGGTGGACTGTCTGACGGTATCGAGGGTGTGAGTAAGAAGTTCCTGGCTCTAAGCACGATTGCCATTACGGCTCTGTCACAGATCACATCGAAAGCCATATCTGCTGGCGTCAGTATCGTTAAGTCGTTGAGTTTGGATCAGGTTATTTCAGGTTTCAAGGAATACGAAACCAACATGAATGCCATTCAAACGATTTTGGCTAACACGAAGGCGCAACACACAAATCTTCAACAGGTTAATGATGCTCTCGATCAGTTGAATGCATATTCCGACAAGACGATTTATAACTTTAGTGAGATGACCAAGAATATTGGTACGTTCACTTCGGCTGGCGTCGATCTGAAGACCTCGGTCGCATCAATCAAGGGTATTGCGAATCTGGCTGCCATCTCAGGTTCTAGCGCTGATCAAGCGTCCACGGCCATGTATCAGCTGTCACAGGCCATTGCAAGCGGCTCTGTGAAGCTCATGGACTGGAACTCGGTCGTCAACGCTGGTATGGGTGGTAAGGTTTTCCAGGAAGCCTTGTTCAATACCGGCAAGGCTATGAAGACGATCAAAGATGTCCCAATGGGGCAGACGTTCCAGCAATGGACTGACGCTGGCAACTCGTTCCGAGACTCTTTGAAAGATGGGTGGATTACTGCAGACGTCCTAACTACAACTCTCGGTGGATTTACTGGAGAGATGACGGACGCGCAGCTGGCCGCGAAGGGATTCACCAAAGAGCAGATCGCCAACATCCAGGAGATGGGTCGTACTGGCGTTGAGGCCGCTACTAAGGTGCGCACGCTTACTGCACTTATCAGTACGGTCAAGGAGTCTATCGGTTCCGGATGGTCCGAATCCTTCCGTATCGTAATCGGTAACTTCGAAGAGGCAACAAAGCTGTTTACTGGTGTCAACGATGCTATCGGCAAAGTGGTTAAGAGGAATGCGGATGCTCGTAATGCGATATTGCAAGGATGGAAGTCCCTCGGTGGGAGAAACCTCCTAATTTCTTCGCTTGGCGATGCCGTAAAGAATCTAGGCGAAATAATTAGGCCAATTAAGTTGGCGTTTCAAAACATATTCCCACCAACTACGGCTAAGAGCCTATTTGATATGACCAAAAGATTCAGTGAGTTCGTCAAAGCTTTGAAGCCTGGTGTAAATACTGTTTCTCAAATCTATAGGATATTTAGAGGATTCTTCTCGGCGTTGGCGATTGGTTGGGAGATTGTAAAGCAAGGCGCTAAGTTTATTGCTGGCCTGTTCATGAGTGTTAGTGGCGCCGGCAGTGGTAAATTCCTTGATTTCGTAGCCAACATCGCTGATTTCTTCAACAAGCTTTACGAATCCCTGGTCAAGGGTAAGGGAATTCAGAAGTTCTTTGAGGATCTTACCGTCGCAGTTCAAGTACCGATTCAGTTCATCAAGGATCTTAAAGACGCTATTGTTGGATTCTTTACCGGGTTCAAGCCTGCTATGGCTGACGGTATCGACAATGGTCTTGGACGAATCAGTGATCGATTTGCAGGCCTTAAGGCGCTCCTCGCTAAGGCAAAGGATATTTGGGCTCCACTCGAGAAGGCACTCGGTGGAATCGGAAAGGTTCTCGGCAAAGTTGGAGATGCTATTGGGAAATGGTTCTCTGATCTGTGGCATCAAATCGCTGAGGATGTCAAGGGGGGTAACTACAACGAGGTCCTTGATGCGATCAACACCACGCTTCTTGCCGGTATTGCAGGTCTCCTAGCCAAGTGGCTGCATGGAGGAATCAATTTCGACGTTGGTAAGGGTCTATTCGGGAAGGTCGGTGAGTCGTTCGATCAGCTCACAGGCGTCCTTAAGACCATGCAAACGGAGATCAAGGCCAAGGCGCTGCTCAAGATTGCTGAAGCTATTGCGATATTGACGGCTTCTGTTCTGGTTCTGTCGCTCATCGATTCTGCAGCGCTGACCAAGGCTCTGGCCGCAATGGCTGTTGGTTTTGCTCAGCTAATGGCGTCGTTTGCTGTCGTTACAAAGATGGATACTGGTCTAAAGAGTGGAGCATCTTTCACGATTCTTGCGACGGGAATCACAATTCTTGCTGGTGCGATTTTCATACTGGCTGGGGCTGCTGCAATTCTTGCTCAGCTCAATTGGGACGAACTAGCTCGAGGCCTTACTGGCGTCACGGTTCTTCTCGGCATCATGGTCGCGGCTGCGAAGCCGTTGACAAGTATGAGTGGTGGAATGATAAGCGCCGGACTTGGCATGATAGCTATTGCCGTTGCGTTGAACATCCTAGCTGCGGCAGTAAAGATATTTGCGACTATGTCGTGGGGAGACATGGCCAAGGGTTTGATTGGCGTGGGCGCAGGTCTTCTTATCATTGCCGTCGGTATGCGTGCTCTTCCAGATAATATGGTACTTCAAGGTGTTGGTCTTATTGCTGTCGCTGCAGCTTTGAATCTTCTTGCAGTAGCCGTAAAGGCGTTTGCTGGAATTTCCTGGGGCGATATGGCTCATGGGTTCCTTGGTATTGGTGCTGGTTTGTTGATTATAGGTAGAGCTATGCAACTTATGCCTGCGAATATGCCAGCCATTGGTGTGGGCCTGATTCTTGTCAGTGCGTCTCTGCTTATATTGGCTAAAGCTTTGGCTGCTATGGGTGGATTGTCGTGGGCAGAGATCGGTAAGGGATTGGCTGCGATTGCTGCATCTTTGTTTGTGCTAGCAGTCGGCATGGACGCCATGGAAGGCGCTATTCCCGGTGCTATTGCTACAGGCATTGTGGCAGCTTCGCTTCTGCTTCTTAGTAAGGTCATTCAAGGCTTTGCTGGAATCAAATTCGGGGATTTGCTCCGGGGGATTGGTGGCATAGCAATCGTACTTGCCGCTCTTGCTCTCGCAGCTGTTCTAATCGAGCCAGCGGTTCCTGCCATGCTCGCACTCGGTGCGGCGTTGCTAGTAATTGGCGCAGGCTTTGCTCTATTTGGCTTCGGTGCAAGCATGATCGCTAAGGCATTCAGTACACTGGCGAAGGTCGGTAAATCTGGGTCCGAAGCGTTTGTGGTGGCATTGCAGAACATGGGTAAGGCTATTCCAGCGTTCATGGCTGGTGTTGCCGAGGGTTTCCTCCAGTTAGCCACGCTTATTGGTCGATCTGCACCCGCGGTAGCGGAAGCGATCGGGAAGGTAATCGCGGCTTTGTTGGATCAAGTAGTGCTACTCGCGCCTAAGTTCGGAGAGGCGTTGAGTGCACTTATTACTGCAGGAATCAAGGTTATTCAAGGATTTATTCCTCAGTATATTGCCACAGGTCTTCTTATTCTAACCAGTTTGTTGCAAGGTATTCGAGACAATATCGGTACGGTTGTAACACTGGTTATTGAGATCATCACCGAGTTCATCAACGCAATTGCAAATAATCTCGACAAGATTGTAACTGCCGCCAACAATTTGATCACGAAATTCATCAGTGCTATTGGCGATCAGGAAATTGCAATCATCACCGCAGGCGTCGACGTGCTTGTCGCGTTCATCAAGGGTATTACAGACAACCTAGTCAAGATTGTTGATGCCGTTGCTACTTTGATTACCACTCTGATCACAGAGATCGGTAAGAAGGCGACAGACATCGCAACAGCTGGTGCCGCCGCGCTTGTATCGTTCCTCAAGGGAATTAGCGACAATTACACAAAGGTTGTTACAGCTGGTACTGCGGTTATTACGAAGTTCATCAAGGGAATGAGTGACAGCGCAAACAAGATTGTTACAGCTGGATCTGCAGCAATCATATCCTTCATCACAGGTATGGGCAAGAATGCCTCGAAGGTAGTTACGGCTGGTACCAATACGATCATATCCTTCATCACAGGACTTGGTCAGAATGCGCTCAAGCTTGCTAATGCAGCCGCAGACGTTCTTATTCAGTTCCTCAATGGGATGGCTACCGCGATCAATACGCATACGCCTGAACTGAGAGCTGCTGGTGAGAATCTTATCGGTGCAATCATCAACGGAATGACTCTTGGTCTCGCTAAGAAGGCTAAAGAAGTAGCGGACGGCGTAGTTAACGTGGTCAAGGGTGCTTATCACGCAGGTAAGAGCTGGTTGAAGGTTGTTGGCGATCCATATTCACTTAAGTTCATGGGCGTAGGCGAGTCCATGATGAATGGTATGTCAATGGCATTGGATGCGGACACATCGGTCGAACAAAGTTCGGTTGGTGTAGTCAAGCGAGCCACTGAGGTGTTCCAGAATTCGCTCGGAACCATCAGCAACAGCCTTGGATCTATGGCCGAATTCAATCCAACAATTACGCCAGTACTTGACCTGAGTAGGGTTGCTGAGGATGCAAAGCAAATCGCGGCGCTTGTCCCTTCACCAGGATTGACGCCTGCATATTCATACGCGCAAGCCAACAATATTGCGACCACGGCAGCCCAGCCAGATGAATCAACAGGCACTCCCGCGACTGCGGGTGGAGTCAGCTTTGAGCAGAATGTTTATGCTCCACAGCAATTGTCCACAGCGGATATTTATCGTCAGACTCGCAACTTGGTCACGATGGCTAAAGAGGAGTTGAACATATGAGAGTCACGAGCATAGCTATGTACGCGTCTCCAGGAGTGGAGGCGTTCAGTTTTGGTCTCAGAGATTCTGACGTGTCGTCTCAGTACATAATTCGAAGTATCGTTGGATTGGACGCAGATGAGATCATTCCTAAATTCTATGGGGCTGGTCTTGCCACGAAAGCTAAATTCTATGACTTTGGGCTGAAGGTAAGAGAGCTTGTATTCAACATTGTATTGAACCCTAGGTTCCGTCAAGACGAATCATATTCTGAAATTCGAGATCAGTTATACAGGGCGATTTCGTCCACAAGAACTGGTCAGATTGTGATTCACTTTAACGCTGGGGCTTCAACTACGTTCAAGATCCAAGGATTTGTCACCAAATTCGAGGTTCCATATTTCGACAAGCTACCTTCAGCCACGATTACTATTCGATGCGACGATCCAATGTTCAGAGCTATAAATCCTGTTATATTTGCGCCAGCAGATCTTGCGACAAGCAATCCAATTATTGTAGCTGATCCAATGTCCACCGCACCTCATGGATTCTCGTTTCAGGTTGCATTCAAAGCCGCTGCGCCTTCCTTCACGATTCAGGACGCTGCATCAAATCCTGAATGGGTCTTCAAGGTCATCCCAAGTGGTGGATTCTTGAATGGTGACGTGTTATATTTCTCTAGCGAGTATTCTAACAAGTATTTGTACATGATTCGTGGTGGCGTAACGACATATTTGATCGATAGAGTTCAGCCTAATTCTGTATGGCCAATCCTGTTCCCTGGTGCAAACGTGTTTTACTTCGTTGACATAGCTTCGTTCAATTGGAACGAGATGGACTTTTATGCGGCTTATTGGGGGGTCTGATGAATCTATTCAAATTCAATTATGTCACAGACCCTACGGTCCTTCAAAGCGGTCAGGAGATAAACGGTTACACAAGCATATTGTGGGTTGAGAGATACCGCGATCCAGGTGAATTTTCGCTTGAAGCACCACTTAGTAGTGGTTTGAGGGAATTCCTGCCCATCGGGACGATCATATCTCACGCGGATACCATGGAAATCATGATGGTGGAAAATCATGAGATTGATGACTCCACTGAGGGTGATCCAGCGTTGGTGATAACCGGTAGAAGCTTCGAAACGTACCTCGAGAACAGAATCGTAGGTACTAACGCGGCTAGAACGTCGTCTACAGTCGTTGAATATGCTTTAACAGCCGATTGGACCTGGAATCAGGCTGTGAAGCTGATCAATGATCATATTCTGAACACTCAGACTCCTAATGACGCCCTTGTTAACGTGGTTGCGCAAGCTATAGCGGGAACTGGGGGAACAAACGTAGCAAGGACAGTCAATAAGGGAACCGTTTATGAGCGTCTGCTCGAGATACTCGCAGTGGATGACCTTGGCATCAGCACCATTCGTAGAAACACGTTCACTGGCTACGGTGGAAGCAGTACCCAGACGGTTCTGTCCATATATCAAGGCGCTAACAAATCTGCCATAGTACGGTTCTCCTGGAAGTCCGGAGAGATCGATTCTGCGCAATATTTGTTCAGTAACAAGCGTAGAAAGACCTCGGCGATGGTTTTGGGCCGATATGTATACACAATGGTAGATGGCTCAGCTGTTAAGTACGATAGGCGCGTAGCAATCGTGGATGGCAGTGATATTGATGGAAATCTTAGTGCTCCTCCTACAGGAACCACTTTGACGTCCATATTGCAGAAAATGACGACTCGAGGGCAACAAGCGTTGAAAAAGCAGGTCGATATCAACATATCTCAAGCAAATGTTACAAATTTGACGAAATTTCACTTTAGACGCGATTACAACATAGGAGATCTTGTAACCCTTGATGGAAACTATGGTCAAGCGCAGATTATGCGTGTTACAGAGTTCGCAGAGATTGAGGACGAGACAGGATATAGCGGGCATCCAACATTATCGATTCCAGGGGCGTGAGCATGGGTGAAGCGATTAGTTTGATTATTCTGTTCATATTTGGCATGGTTATCATGTATGGCTTAATGCGACTTCGAATGACAGCCGACGGCCAAATTGTTATCGAGAGAGACGAAGACACTGGGAAGTTGACGTATATCTTGGAGTTGAACAAGGATCCTTCCGATCTAAAGGATAAGGATCGAATCATATTCAAGGTTACGGAGCAGCAAGGCGAAGGATACGTAGAACCAATCTAATTCGCACTTTAAACAACGCATATAATGAGAACTACGAAAGGGAAGGAATTGAGGCGATTGTTTAAAGACAGGACATCAGTCCTTGATGAACCCATTGCGAAGATTCTGACCGATATGAACGTGTATGGTCCAGATTCTCCGGAATATCCGAAGCTGGTCACACAGTTGGAAAGATTGATTCGGTTGAAGAGCGAAGAGCGCCGAAATCGAGTCAGTCCAGACACGCTGCTGATCGTGAGCGGAAACCTCCTGGGCATTTTGATCATCGTGGCATACGAGCAGAAGCACGTGATGGTGTCAAAAGGGCTGGGATTCATTCTCAGGACGAATCAGCCGAACGTCTAAGACCAGACGTAGTGGAAAAGCATAGGGATTGTGTACAGATTGCACAGTTCCTATGTTTTTCACAAGTTTCGTAATTTTTCTCCTCACAGGATCGTTTCTAAGCGACGAAAAAGGATAAGGAGGTATATTCATGCCAAAACAGGGGGTAAACCTCTCAGAACACAAAATAGACCACTTTGGGCCAAATAGGCCGTTTTTAGACCCAAAAATTCCCGGGGGGAGTATTTCTAAAAAACATTCATATACAATCGCAGGAAATACTGGTCCTCTAATGAGAGAGGCCAACGCCTGTGAGATCGGACGCCTCTCTCACTTTAATTTTTCGCAGAAATTACTGCTGCTATAATGAGGGTAGCGTATGGCTCCGTGAAAACGGATTCGATAATACCGAGCAGATGATGCTGCACTATCCCTCCATTTATTTTTTCGCAGAAAACACAACTCATATAATGAGATCGAACGAAAGGAACGATTATGTGGAAAGATAAGATCAAGAAGGCGTGGGACGAGCAACCGCTGACAGTCATCGCAATCGGAGCCGTCGCAGTAACAGCTGTGGCCAAGCTCATGGATGCGGCGAGTGCAGCGCAAGGTCGTCGCGCCTACGCGAGACAGGTCGACTACAAGATCAGCCGCAGAGGTTGAGATCAAAAGGGAGAGTCAGCAATGACTTTCCTTTTTCATTTTCACTATTAGAAAGGAGTACACAATGAAGAAGATTGCAACCACTATTGGCAGTATTGCCCTAGTGGTGTTGTTAGTTGCCTGTACACCACAGCAAGTCGCATGGTGGACTCAAAGACAAGCGGAGGTTGCCGCAACGCCAGATCCTGCGGACGATATCGCTTTGGACCAACTAGCCAATCAACTTCTGACTATTCCGCATACTTCATGCAGTCAGTGGTACTGGGCCGCGATCGATGCGGGTTGGACCCAAGAACAATGGATGACACTGAATTACATCATGTGGCGTGAGTCAAGGTGTGATCCGGGTCAAGTCAATCCAAATGGTGGAGCCAGTGGGCTCCTGCAAGAGATGCCGATGTGGGCAGATGATTGTGGTGGTTCAGTATCGGACTTGCTGAATCCATATTTCAACCTACGGTGCGGACGTCATATTCTTGCGGTGCAAGGTTGGGGGGCCTGGAGCACATACAATGGTTAGATGGACGTGTAGACGTTGTGGGAGGCGGTTCCTTGTTTGGAGCCGTCCCCGCGGCATGGTCAGCAAATTGGAGTGTGCCGCTCTTCATCAGTAATTCGCAGAAATCACAGGCAGTATAATGAGAGGAAGGTGAGACACGAATGTGTAGGAGAAATCCCTACCCACCTGGTGCGACAAAGAAAAGTCGCGAATCATAGTTTTAGTTGGGCTATGAACCCCAGCCTCTCATTTCTTTTTTCCGTAGGAGGAATCATGGATGATTGTAATCATAGAAGTCATTACGGCTTCTTCAAATTTATCGGGGATGTTTTCATGACGCTCTTCACGTGCGGATTCTGGCTCATCTGGATCTTCGTCCGGGAAATGCGTAAGGGTCGGTGATGAAGCTAAACGAACTAGGGAATGTAATAAGGTCCAATGTTAAGTCAAATTCTCCTATACTTCTTTCTGTTGTGGCTGGTCTCGGGACGGTCGTCACGGCATATTTAGCATCGCGGGCGTCATTCCAAGCCAGCGACTTAATCAGAGCCGAGGAGTCTCAAGGTGGCAGAGCAAGTGAACGCAAGCAGCGTGTTAAGGAGCGCACAAAGCTTGTTTGGAAGTGTTATATTCCGACAGCAGTTTCAGCAACTACTACAATCGCTTGCATCGCAGGTTCAAACCGATTTGGTGCTCGAAAGACCCTTGCCGCTCAAACTGCATTTACTCTCACTGAGCGAGCCTACTCTGAGTATCGAGATCGGGTCATCGAAGAGTTTGGTGCTCGTAAAGATCAGACCATTCGAGATAAGATGGCGGAGGACAGAGTAACGAAGAATCCTCCTCCGGAGATCCTGGTGTCTGGGCCTGGGAACGTCTTGTGTTGTGAGATGTGGACGGGTCGATATTTCACCAGCGATATGGAGAGTTTGCGGAAGGCTGAGAACGAGCTCAACGCAAGGCTCTTGAAGCATGATTACGCGACGTTGGATGATTTCTATTACTTGCTCAAATTACCAATGACGACGTCGTCAGGCGAAGCTGGTTGGAAGTCGGATAAGTTGATGGGCCTCGAGTTCTCAACCGTGCTTACACCCGACGGAAGACCATGCCTCACGTTCGAATATAACTACATCACATCACTATGAAAGGGCGGAAATGAACAATTTCTGGAAAACTATCATCGGACTCATCCTTGCGATCTGTCTCGGAACGCTCGCAATCCTCATCAAGAATCGTCGTTCGCAATAATAACAACTCATATAATGAGAACTACAAAAGGAGAAGTTATGAATGAGGTTGTGACCGTCGAGATCGGCTCGGCGCCTTTGAAGCATCAGTTCGCGAAGCTCGTCATCGGTACAATCATCGGTTTCGTGGCTAAGGAACTGTCGGAGAGGGCATATGACGCCGCGCTCACGCAGTACAAGATCAAGAAGGCTGTCACCAAGGAGTAGAACTAAAGGACGGAGCCCACATCGGGCTCTTTCCTTTTTCTAACGAAAAGGATACCGGATGCTCAAAAAGGAAATCACGTACGAAGATTTCGATGGCGAGATGGTAACACATACCTTCTATTTCAATCTGACTCGAACCGAGATCATCGAGTACAGCGTGGAATATGAAGAGGGTATGGAAGTGACCCTCGCAAGGATCATTAAAGCAGAAGACATCAAATCGTTGGTCCACGAATTCAAGAAGATCGTTCTGTCTGCGTATGGTGTCCGAGATGGCAGTCTGTTCAAGAAGAGCCAAGAGCTTCGTGATGATTTTGTTCAGACGGCTGCGTACGACGCGTTATTCATGGAGCTCGCAACCAGTGACGATGCTGCTTCTTCATTCATCAAGGGAATCATGCCAAAGGGACTTGCGGAGGAGATGGCGAAACTTCCGGATGTGATTGATGTACCTCTTCCACCGCCACCTGCTGCTTAAGGAGATTTATGGATTATCAAGGTAATACGAACAAAGCCAAGGAACCAGCCGTAGAAGAGAAGAATATTGAAAAGATAATTGTTGGGGAAGTTATTCAGAAACCGAAACCAATTAGCCGCAAATTCAAAGAGATATTTCTCGGCGGCGATGCGAAGATGACAATGCGTTATGTTACTGCGGATGTTCTTCTTCCTGGGTTGCGGAATCTTATATTTGACCTAGCCGTTAAGAGCGCAGAAAGAACGTTATTTGGAGACTCCACATACCGACGACGGCCAGTCGAATATCGACCCAGAGTGCAGTATAACAATCCTATTAACAGAATGCGAGATCCAAGAGAGCTCTCAGCACGTCTACCTGATCAGCCACAGCGTCCATATAGGACCGCAAGGCGAGATTTCAATGACATCATCTTGGCGGATCGTGTCGAGGCCGAACTTGTTATAGAGAGACTTATCGATATCATCGAGAAATACAAAGAAGTGTCACTTGCCGATCTTTATGATCTGCTCGGATTGCCATCGCCTCACACAGATAACAAGTGGGGCTGGACATATTTGAATAATGCCGAGGTCCGTCAAGTACGTGATGGATATTTGATCGACCTCCCACCACTGGAAGAGCTTTAGAAAGTTGGCCGAGCGATGAAGCTACCGGAAGTCATTACAAGGAACGTCGGAAGGCAAATTCTTACTTTGAGGAAACAGTCACCAAATATTGCGTTTGTTGGTGGCATCGTTGGAATTCTTGGGGCAACCTTTCTTGCGTGCAAGGCAACACTCAAGTTAGAGGATACTCTCGAAGAGATTTCAAGTGATATCAAGGGCGCAAAGTCTTTGAACGAGAAGGAGACATATCCGGCAGAGGAGTACCGGAAAGATGTGATGTACGCCTACGGTAAGGCGAGTATGCAAATTGTCAAACTTTATGGGCCCGCTGTGGTTTTGGGCAGTGCTTCTATTGGTCTTCTTACTAGTTCTCATGTACAGCTGACAAGGCGTAACTCAGCTTTGATGGCAGCATATGCAACCTTGCAGAAGGCTTATGACGATTACAGGGATCGTGTCCGGGCAGAACTTGGTGAGGAGAAAGAGCTTGACCTTTATCACGCAGCCACCAGAGAAGTGGTCAAGGGTGAAGAAGATAAGGTCACAGCAGATCCGAACCAATGGTCGCCGTACGCACGCTTCTTTGATGAGGCGTCAAGTCACTGGGTAAAGAATCCAGAACTGAATAGGATCTATATTCAGTGCCAGCAGAACTATGCTAACGATCTTCTTCGTTCGAGAGGCCATGTATTTCTCAATGAAGTATATGACATGTTGGATTTTGAAAGAACGAAAGCTGGTCAGGTAGTTGGTTGGGTGATCGGTAAGGATGGGGACAACTACGTCGATTTCGGGATTTATCGTGCGTTCAACTCATTGTTCGTTAATGGACGTGAAAGAACGATTCTTCTCGATTTCAATGTAGACGGTGTAATATACGACAAGATTTAGGAGAGTGAGATGCGATTCCAATTCAAACGAGAATGGGTGATTCCGCTAAGTGTTGGGGTCGTCTCATTCGTTTCAGGACTAGGAGCAGGATATGGGTTCAAGACTGTCAGAGATCGAAAGATTGAGGCTGGAAAATCTACATTTGAAGGATCAACTTCTCGTGTTGATGACTCAAATGTTGACCATGAAGACGGAGGAAATGAAGCAGTTATTGCACAACTTCGATTCGAAAACGCAGAGAATCTCAGAGCATTCAATCATGCCATGCAGCAAGCAGCCCACATTGTTCGAGAACTAAAAGAAAGTGGAGCTATATTCCTTGCGGATGGGCAGGCAGCAAAGGTAATTCCAGATGTAAGAGAATCGAGGGAGGTTCATCCATCAAATGATCGAGGCGGGAAGATCATTGTGGACGAGGAAGCATTATCTCAGGCTGGGAATGTTGTGAACATATTCCCTGCTGATGACGATGATGACGATTGGGATTATGAGGTAGAAGTACCATTACGTACGCCGGACAAACCGTACATCATCCATAGAGATGAGTACTTCGATCAGGAGAGAGACTGTAGCCAATCGTCGCTCATGTACTACGCTGGTGATCATATTCTTTGTGATGATCACGATACTCCTGTGTACGATCCGGAGAAAGTGGTTGGTCTCGTTCGGTTTGGACATGGTTCTAAAGATCCTAACGTTTGTTATGTCCGGAACGAAACTCTAGACGCCGAGTACGAGATCCTGCAAGATCCTGGATATTATCAAATCGAGGTTCTTGGCGAGGCACTCGCTGAAAAGGATCTTAAACACTCCAAAGTCATTCCGAAGTTTAGGATGGAGTGATCATGAACGAGCCTCTTGAAAATCTATATTTCAACTGGCTCTGTGCAAAAGTAATAATGACCGACAAGTCAACCCCATCCTTGACGCATTACAAGCTTCTTAGGATGCTTCATAATACAGAATTTACATGGCTATTGTCTGGTGATGATAACAGAGCTGAAGACGGGAAAGAGCTTAGGAGCGAGTTTCTGATTGCTGCGGATATTCCAGACAATGTCGAGTGGAGAACGATTCCTGGTTGTTCCATGCTCGAGATGTTCATAGCGTTTGCACGCAGAGCGCAGTTTCAAACAGAGATTCCAGCCAGAGAGTGGTTCTGGGAATTCATGAATAACATCGGATTGGACGTTGCTGACGACGGATCCGATATAACCGAGGGGGAGATCGAAGACATTCTTGACGTGGTCGTTTGGAGAACATACTTGGCAAATGGCTACGGCGGGATATTTCCTATAGACGATCCAACTCATGATCAAAGGAAGGTAGAACTCTGGTATCAGTTTTACGAGTATCTGGAAGATAAAGAGCGAGTGCTGTAGAGGGGGTGTGCGTGGATTTCTACAAGCTGAGGGTAAAAGAGAGTAAGGGGATTATTCAAGCGTATCCCGATTGGATCGTGGATCATTTCGAAGACTTAATGGTACGGGGCGGAGCGTTTTATGCTGTATGGAATGAATCCACGGGTATGTGGTCTACGAATGAATTTGACGTACAACGGATTGTTGACTCTGATCTATATTCGTTCGTCACGGAATATGAGCGTAAAGATCAAATCGTAGAACCACTTGTAACAAGGAGTTTCAGCACAGGTAGTTGGGAGCGATTCCAGAAGTATATTCGTAGCCTACCTGAGAAAGGCAATTACCATCCTCTCGATGAGTGCATAACGTTTGCGAATTCGAAAGTAACGAAGAAGGACTACGTAAGTAAAAGGCTTCCATATCCTCTAATCGAAGGGAAAACTGATGCTTGGGATGAACTTATCGGTGTTCTTTATTCCCCCTCAGAACGTGACAAAATCGAGTGGGCAATTGGAGCAATCGTTGCGGGAGATTCGAAATGGATTCAGAAGTTTCTCGTCTTCTATGGCCCGCCTGCAACAGGCAAGTCGACGATCATCGGAATCATTGAGAAACTTTTCGAAGGCTATGTCGCAACTTTCGAAGCAAAAGCCCTTACCGGAAGTAATGGAACATTCTCAATGGAGATGTTCGAGCAGAACCCGCTGGTTGCCATTCAGCACGATGGTGATCTCTCCAGAGTGGAAGACAACACCAAACTAAATTCAATCGTTGGGCACGATTCGATGACGCTTAATGTGAAGTACAGGTCAGCGTTCACGATCAGGCCTAATGCATTTTTGATCGTCGGTACAAACAAGCCTGTCAAGATTAGTGACGCTAAAGCTGGTAATACGAGGAGACTAATCGATGTCCATCCAACTGGAGCGAAAATTGAGCCCGGAAGGTATCATATACTTATTGAGGGGACCAATTATGAGCTCGGTGCTATTGCACACAAGTGTTTGCATCGCTATCGGGACATGGGCAAGTATTATTACGAGAACTATATTCCGACTCGGATGATGATGCTTACTGATCACTTCTACAACTTCGTAGAGGGTCATTACGATATCTTCAAGTCTTCGGACGGAATCCAGCTCAAGCGAGCGTGGGATCTGTACAAGCTATATTGTGAAGAGTCGAACATCATCAAGCGTCTGCAGTATCATGAGGTACGGAACGAGCTCGAGAGCTACTTTGAGGAATTCAAGGACCGACACTTCATGGGAGACAAAGAGTATCGAAGTGTGTATCTAGGATTCAAGGGACTTCCGGAACAAGGGCCGGCACCATTCGTCCCAGACACTTCATACACGATTGAGCTGAATGATTACGATCGGGTTGAGTATCCATCAGCGTTTGACACGTTATATCCTGAGCAACCAGCTCAGCTAGCCAAGGACAGTGGATATCCTGGTAGGAAATGGGAGAACGTCAAGACGGTCTTGCGGGAGATCGATACGACGAAGCTTCATTACGTCAAGGTGCCAGAGAATCATATTGTGATTGACTTCGATCTGGTGGACGAAGACGGAGAGAAAGACCTCGAGAGAAACATCGAGGAGGCATCTAAGCTGCCACCGACATACACTGAGCTCAGCAAGAGCGGCAGAGGACTTCACCTTCACTACATATATAATGGTGACGTGAATGAGTTGAATTCAGTGTTTGATGTTGGCATTGAGATTAAGACATTGTTGGGAGATAGTTCCCTCCGGCGGAAACTGACTAAATGTAATAATCTTGATATCAATGTGCTCAGCGGAGGCTTGCCTAGAAAAGAGAAAAGAGTGATCGATAACAAGAGCGTTCAAACCGAGAAAGGTCTGCGCTTCCTGATCGAACGCAACCTTCGCAAGGAAATTCATCCAGGCACTAAGCCATCGGTCGACTTCATTAAGCATATTCTGGACGAGGCCTTCGACTCAGGTATGAGTTACGACCTTCAAGACATGCGTCCAATGATCCTGACGTTTGCCTCGAAGAGCACAAATCATGCCGCAGATTGCATCAGAACAGTGCAAAGTATGAAATTCGTTGGCAAGAACGATATGCCAGAACCGAGTGGCGTATACGATAAGCCGATCATATTCTTCGATGTCGAAGTCTATCCTAACTTGTTCATCGTATGCTGGAAGACTCGTGGATCGCCGAGCGTTGTTCGAATGATCAACCCAACTGGCGAAGACATTGAGCCTCTCCTCTCACAGAAACTCGTTGGCTTCAACAATCGTAGGTACGACAACCACATCATCTACGCAAGGTATATGGGGTACACCATTGCGGATCTATTCGACTTGAGTCAGAAGATCATCAATAACGGACCTAGCGATCCTAGCGCCCTGTTCGGTGAAGCTTTCAACATCTCTTATGCGGATATTTACGACTTCAGTTCCAAGAAGCAAGGACTGAAGAAGTTTCAAATCGAGCTTGGAATTCATCACTCAGAACTAGATCTCCCTTGGGATAAGCCAGTCGAAGAAGGACAGTGGCAAAAGGTCGAGGACTATTGTGTTAATGATGTAATCTCCACGGAAGCCGTGTTCGAAGCCAGAGAACAGGATTTCGTAGCTCGTAATATTCTTGCAGCCTTGAGTGGCCTGTCTGTTAATCACACGACACAGCAGCACACAGCTAAGATCATATTCGGTGATGACAAGAGACCACAAAGGCAATTCGTGTACACGGATCTAAGCGAGATGTTTCCAGGATACGTATTTGACGGAAAGGACAGCACCTACCGTGATGAACGTACAAGTGAGGGCGGTTACGTCTATGCAGAGCCAGGTTCTTATCAGAACGTCGCCCTACTGGACGTGGCGTCTATGCATCCGACGAGTATCGAACAACTCAATTTATTTGGGCCGTACACCAAGAATTTCTCTGCCCTCAAAGAAGCTCGCATGGCAATCAAGGCTAAAGACTATGACCGAGCCCGTGGCTTACTTGACGGTAAGCTCGCCGAATTTCTTGTTGATGCTCAAGACGACCCGAAGGGTGTTGAAGCGTTATCGTATGCTCTCAAGATCGTCATTAATATTGTCTACGGACTTACAAGCGCTCGCTTTGACAACGCATTCCGAGATCACCGAAACCGAGACAACATAGTCGCCAAACGTGGCGCATTGTTCATGATCAATCTAAAGCACGAGGTGCAGGATAGAGGTTATCAAGTTGTCCACATCAAAACAGACTCCATCAAGATCCCAGACGCAACCCCAGAGATTATTGATTTTATCATTCAATACGGAAAGCGATATGGATACGATTTTGAGCATGAGACAACCTACGAAAAGTTCTGTCTCGTCAACGATGCGGTATATGTTGCTCGTGGGCCTGACGGCTGGAGTGCTGTGGGTGCGCAGTTCCAACATCCGTACGTCTTTAAAGAACTCTTCACGCACGAGCCGCTCGAATTTGACGACCTCTGCGAAACGAAACACGTCACGCAAGGCACAATGTACCTCGACATGGTCGGAACCGATAACGTTTCAGAGATGAGGCACGTTGGCCGCACAGGAAGTTTCATGCCTGTTCGGTACGACGGCGGAACCTTGTGGAGGATTAAGGATGGTAAGAAGTATGCGGTAACTGGAACGAAGGGTTATCAATGGATCGAGCGAGAGGTAGCGCACTTCAGGGACAGCATTGACGAGCTGTTCACGGATATGGATTTCTTTGAGAAGTTGAAGAACGACGCAATCAAGGCAATCGAGAAATTCGAACCCTACGAGGAGTTTGTGGAATGAATGTGGTTAAGAGACTTGACGCAACTGATGTAGAAGAGATTTATCGAAAAATCGGAATGCGTCAGAGCATGTTCGACGAGACGTTCGTCATGTCACTTGGTGTCGTATTAATGAATCTCGGTGATAGTTTCGTCCAGGTGGAATGTGTCGGAGGTGAGTGGTCAGGCACTAAGGGCGATCTTGCTGCTCAAACCATTTTTCCGAAGGGTATCCCTCTCTGTCCCTTGAAACACCCATTAATCGAAATCACTCGAGCGCCAATTCTTGCTCTAGTTGAGGTGGAGGACTGATGCCCGAAGGAGCTAATTTAGGTCTAGGTTCAAACGAGGAGCTGATCAGAGAACTCATTACTCGATTTTCTCTGCAAGCGTCACAAACATCCGTTGATTCATACATTAATATTGTTCGTGCAACCAAGCTTGCTGAGATGCTCGGATCGATGGACTCCATGACAAAAGAATATCGAACAGTGGATAGTAGGTAAGATGCCTGATGAAGCAAAGACATTCATGGTGGAAGACGCACGGATTATCTTCCGTAATTTCGCAGGAAAGGAAGGCCAGTATAACCGAGAAGGCGATCGCAATTTCGCAGTTGTTCTCACGGATGACGTCGCAACTCAAATGCTTGCTGACGGATGGAATGTACGATATCTCGAGGCTCGTGAAGAAGGAGACCTCGACACCCCTTACATCTCCGTGGCAGTCAACTTTAGTAATCGACCTCCTCGGGTTATTCTACTCACATCAACGTCGCGTACTCAGTTGGACGAAAGCTCTGTTGAGGTACTCGATTGGGCAGATATTCGTACTGCCGATCTTATTGCTCGAGGTTATGACTGGAGTGTTAACGGTAAGACGGGCACTAAGGCGTACCTACAGTCGCTGTTCGTCACGATTGAGGAAGACGCGCTAGAACGAAAGTACGCTATTCATGACAACCCGCCAGGAAGTTAAGGTGAAGATGAAGGTCGATTCACAACCTAAAAAGAACGGAACTCAAATGGAATTCGCCACATTTGTCCGCAAGCCGTTTCCCGTCCAGGCCGTAGAGGTGACAGCTGAAAACATTGCCGAAGTGGCTAAGTACGTGGGGGACTTGAGAGAGAAGGATGACGGGACGCCGTATATCCTTGTGGATCGTCGGCTGGTTCCGAACGTGTTCCGTGTGTACCCCGGTTTCTTCATGACTCGGATGGGGGAGAACGTGCGGTGCTATTCACGCAAGATCTTCAAGGAACAGTTCATTCAGGAGACCGAGCAAATCAAAGAGATGGCTGATGTCATCAACGGAAATTCGCAATAATTACTACTCCTATAATGAGAGGGGGGAGCTTGATCCTGAGTTCCCCTCTCATTTTTCTTTTTCGGTGGGGACAGCGTCAATATTACTCCTGCAGGTGAGACGTTTCGCCAGAGAGAGCGCCAGTTAAACTCGGAGTATTTCGAGTATGGCTAGGCGCTGCAACGATTACCCACCATTTTGTTTTTCGCATGTTATACTGGTCATATAATGAGGAATCCCCTCTATATATAAACAACCAAGGAGAGACATGGAAGAACAAGAAGTTAAGACCAGTAAGATCAAGAAGTTGAGGAAGCATATAAGGGAGAACAAGAAGTTTTATATAGGAACGGCCACTGGAGTGGCAATGGGAGTTATTGGAACTCTCGTGTACTGCCTAAGGACAGTCAAAACCAATGAGGTTGAAGTTGGCGACATGAGTGGCATCGATTCGTTGCTGTTCGTCGGTAATGACAACAACGTGCTGTACCAGCATATTACCAAATACGGTAACAAGGTTGGACGGCGTGGAAATCCGGTCTTTGATATGACCACGAGGAAGACATATCGGACCGAAGCGTTGGCAGCGTTGGACATCGGTGTTACTAACACTAGAATGTCAAACCATGTCAATGGAAAGACAAAGCACATCAATGGTCATCAGCTCATTCGCTTGAACGAAATGATCCCAGATTGGTACGAAGAAGCAGAGGTTCTGTGTGATCGCTGTGATGAATGGCTGACGTGATCAGCAAAAGGGAGAGTCAGCAATGGCTTTCCTTTTTGAATTCGCAAAAAATACAGGGACTGTAATGAGAGATGCATATCAGTGCCCAGATAACAAAGACGCCAGTAGGCGACACACTGATGGTAGTGCCCAGATAACAAAGACCCCAGTAGGGGACACACTACGATGCATTTCTTTTTCTTTTTCGAAAGGAGCGTGATGCAAAGCAATCCGTGGATGAGGTGTTCGTGCGGTAAGATTCATATCGTCACGTTCGTAACCAACAACACCTTGTGTAAATGTGGGCTGTACATCAAGCCGCAGATAAAGTTAAGGAGACTTGACAAATAATGGATGAAGAAGTTTTCACTCTGAGTATGAACCGCTCAGAGTTGAACGCCATCATCAAAGCCATGAAACATCGGAAATTGGCTTTCGAAAAACTGTTGGCCAAAAAGCCGGTTGGAAATCCACACATCGATGGAATCAAGAAGTCGATTCAGTTTAACGATGAATTGACCCGGCAATTGCTTTGGCTGAAATCTCATTCTAGGATCAATTGGGAAAATAGATACGCAAAGCAAGGTCCTCTAGGACATGGAACACCCGATGGAATACAAGGTCCTCTAGGACATGGAACACCCGATGGAATACAAGGTCCTCTAGGACATGGAACACCCGATGGAATACAAGGTCCTTTGTCGACTGAGCGACGTTAAACAGGATTTAGGCTCAGTGCGTTGGTGCGCTAAGGTCATGCGGGCGTTTCTCCTCCGCCCGGGCAGCGTCCGTTAATCCTTACTGTCTGTGAAGGCGTGTGCAACCGTCTTGTCAGACCGCACCAGATATACTGTGAAGGCAACACAGAGCGCTCCTTGGGTTGATCACCTAGGAGTTTGGGTAAACAAAAAACCGCATTCGTACCCCTACGTGGGTAGAGGAGCCGGAATCACTTGCAGATTCCACAAGGCCTCAATCCTAGGTTGCAAGCTTGGGGCGAATGGACGGTGTCAGAGGGGCGGCGGTCTTGGCATACAAACGGCTGAGCTGCCGTCCCTGCACCTTAACCAGGAGGTGGGAATGGTAAACGAGATTTGGGAAATCATTTGGAACAACCTTCCGGAAGATGAAGAGCTGGATCGAGACGCGGCAAGAAATGTGTCTCAGTTCTTCTTAGACGAACATCCTGATGCGGACTTGACTAGGGCGGGAGTCAAAGTCTTGATCAGGCGTCTCTACCAATACGAGCTATGGAGGATGAATGGAACGAATCAGCCTGAACACGGTGGCTAACATCGTCACCGCAGTGTGTGCGATTCTCATCACCGTCAAGATCTACTAGAAAGTTCTAAGGGGGGCTCGTATATCTAGATGAACGGAGACGTGGTTTCGAGCTAGGAGGACGCTCTGAAGCTGACCCTGCGTTGATTCCATCACCTGGGCATGTGGTGAAACTGCCCTATCAAACCACTTAGAAAGGAATGTTATGGAAACCAACATTGAGGGATTTGAAGTCCAAGTTAACAATCAGCCCGTGTGGGTGAGTGATGCGTTGAACCATCATATCACAACAGACAAAGCTGCGATTATCCACCGCCACACAAGGTGTCAATATTTCATCGGGATGAACGCCGATAAGAACAGGGCTCGTCTTGCTACGTTGGAAGATTTCAAGAACGGGTGGCATCATTGTGAGAAATGCTGGAAGCCAACGGTGCACAACATTCGCGCCATGGTTGCACAGTCTGCTAAGGAGACCTAAAGGAGTGTTATGGAAAAAACAAGCGACAAGAACTGTTACGATTGGCGGTGCGAACGAGAGCATTACTACGTGACAGAAGGAAAATACACGTGGCGCTTGCATTTCGAAGAGGATGGTAATGAGCAAACGAGTGACAGATCCACGGAAGTACAAGACGATGAGGCTCAGTCCTGATCTTGAGGATCGGATCGCGAAGGCCGCGGATGAGCGCAATATCTCGTTCAACCTGTTTGTCATCAAGGCGTGTGAATACTACTTGAGCAAACTTATCCCTATCGATGAACTTAAACTGACAAAGGACGATAACAATGACAGCACTGCCGATTTGGCTTGAGCTCGAGGACATCATCAGCTTTGAGGGGTTCACCTTCAAGGATTGGCGGAATGGAGAGATCGAGATTCTCCAGCCACAGTTGATTGCGCTTGGGTATATCGATATCAAATGGGAGATGGGCGAGGAGGATAGCTTTGGTCCACTTACCAGAACGTGCCACGCTTCTAAGGACGGAGAAAGATACCACTTCATCTACGGATAAGGCGTAATTTTTCGCATAAATTACAGGTGATATAATGGAGATACATTCTATTTGAGGAGTAATAATGGAAGACATCAACATCAACAACGAGGACATCGAGAAGGTTCAAGCGGCTTGCAACGGCGCAGCTCTGATCCTCATGACCGTCGGCGCAGTGACAATCTGCATCGGCGCCATGAGGCTTGGGCGCGGCGTCGGGAAAGCCATGCTGTGGAACCATGATCGACGGATCCGCAAGGAGATGGTGAAGAACCAGGGTACCGTCATTGACGTGTGATCCAAAAGAGTGAGGCAGCAATGCTTCTCTCTTTTTTCGCAGATTCTACAGGTGGTATAATGAGACTAGAAAGGATTTGTAATGGATGATCGAGAGATCGTAGACATGCTTATCAGCGAAAGCATCGAGGTGAAAGATCATCTGTACGAGACACAAACAAGGGTCGCAGAAAACAACGGGGAGTTCAATTCAGAACTGATCTTCCGGTTGTTGCAAGCGAACTTGAACATGAACGAGCAGGTGAGATCACTCACGCATGTTGTCGCTGATCTGCTGAAGAAGATCGAAGACATGGAAGCAAAGAGCAACTAGACAAAGGGAGATACCATACAAGGTATTTCCTTTTTTCAATTCATATATAAAGGAGGTGATATGGAAGCTTGTGAGATTGATGAGGACGAACCTAAAACCCTCGAGTTGATGGAGCATCAGAAGGACGCGATCAGATCTCTGGATAACGGTAAGATTCTGTTTGGGGGCGTAGGCGCTGGTAAGACGGCTACCGCGTTAGCGTACTACTTGCTAAAGGAATTTGGAAAGGATATCTATGTTATCACAACAGCTAAAAAGCGTGACAGTCTCGATTGGGATAAAGAAGCCGCGCAGTTTGGGATCAGTACTGTCCGAGATTATTCACGTGGTGGAAAGCTTACGGTTGACTCATGGAATAACGTCAGCCGATACATTCACTATCAAGATTGTTTTTTCATCTTCGACGAACAAAGACTTGTGGGAAATGGAGTTTGGGTAAAGAGTTTTTTGAAGATCGCTAAGCGTAACAATTGGATCATGCTGACCGCGACTCCGGGGGATGTGTGGTTGGATTATGCCCCCGTGTTCATTGCAAATGGGTGGTACAAGGGGATCACTGACTTCAAGATGCAGCACGTGAGGTATGCAGCATTCCGAGGATTTCCGGTAGTTCAGGAGTATCTTGGGACAGATAAACTTGAGAAATTGCGTAACGAGATTCTCGTAGAAATGCCATACCAAAAACATACAAACAGAATCATGAACTATCTTGAAGTAGGTGTGGATGAGGTCATGTTGAAGCGGATAATGAAGAGCCGGTGGAACATTTATGAGGATCGTCCTATCAAGGATGCGCCTGAATTGTTTCGCGTACTTAGACGTTTGAACAACTCTGACCCCTCTCGAATTGAGATGATTAGGACGCTTATGGGGTGCCATAATCGGTTGATTGTCTTCTATAATTGGAACTATGAGTTGGAGATTTTACGGACTTTGGCGGACGAAATCACTGTTGCGGAGTGGAATGGACACCGCAAACAACCGATTCCTGAGACCGAAAAATGGGTGTATTTGGTTCAATATAAGTCCGGATCTGAGAGCTGGAACTGTATCGAAACGAACGCAATGGTCCTTTATTCTTTGCCGTATTCGTACAAAAACTATATACAGTCTTTCGGCAGAATTGACAGGTTGAACACTTTGTTCGAAAATCTGTATTACTATGTATTTAAAAGTGGATCTTTCATAGATAAAGGTATCATGAATGCATTGGAGGAAAAACGGAATTTTAACGAGCGAGAGCTCTTAAATGAGTGGAAAATGAGCTAAAAACCGGCATTTAGCGGGTAGTGCCCTTGTGGTTGTCGTGACTTTGCGTACCTTCTGAGCTGGGGATACGTATCCTTATGTACACTTGGCATATTTCTTCTTATCTCAAAAAATAAATAGTAGTATTGTATATAGTGCAAAATAATAGATATAAACCATAAATTATTTAAAAACTTTTTTAGTATACCTGCCGTGCCGGTTTGCCGAAAAACGCCGAAAACGAACGAATGAGGAAATTATGGATACAAAAGAGATTTCTAAGCCGATTGATGGGTTTCCGACCTATGAGATCACAAACTATGGAAGAGTGTTCAATTCGTATTCAGGAAGAGAAATGTCATTGTCTCCTACATTGTATGGAGATCTAACCGTGGGCATGATGCATGACAGAGTACAACATCGTCGTTCGGTCAAGGTGATGGTTGCTCGAGCGTTCGTAGAAGGTGAGACCGAAGAGTTCGACACACCAATCTTGTTAGACGGAAATAGAGAGAATCTTCAGGCGTCCAATATTGTGTGGCGTCCTCGATGGTTCGCGTGGGAATACACTAGACAGTTCCATCACACGTTCGATTGGTTCTTCGACAAGCCGGTTATAGACATCACGACCAATACGATTTACGAAAGCATCTTCGCAGCGGCTACTACAAACGGCAATCTATGCAAGGATATTCGTATGTCTACCATCGATGAGCGCCGCGTGTTCCCCACACGTGAAATTTACAATTTATATACATTGCCGTAGTATCTACAGCGCATATAATGAAAGGGGAGGTAGAATGTCTACTAGAATTCGACCAATTCTTTTCGTTTTTCTACTTTTTCTGACTGCGTGCGCTCGTTTGGACTACAACAACATTGGTGTTCATGCTGATGTCGTCAAGGGCGGACAGGCACAAATCGATGAAGGGCACATCGTTGATGTAAACGGACTTCCTGGTATATGGTTGGCTGGTCATCACACAACGCATGGTGCTCCGTTTGCTAATTTAGGTAACGCGAGGATTGGGGATCGAGTCTGTGTTTACAGCCAGTGTTATACTGTCTTTAGTAAGGTTGTGGTTCCAACCACATTTAGACCTGGTAATGGTGTGGCTCCTCTCGTGTTACAAACATCTTGGTTTGGAAATGATCTACTAGTACTAGCGCACTAAGGGGGTACAATGAAAAGTCGACGGTTTATCGTAATTGGTTTGGTTGTCGTATCAGTATGGATGGTGATATTCCTTGCTGCGTCACGCTACTCCCAAGGAGCTCGAGGTCAGGTTGTTCCTGGGCCTGTTACTACGCCTCAGCCTACTGTGCCTTGCACTCCTCCTGGTCTTCCTGGTCCAAATGGTGGTTGCGGTAAAGGTACTGGGATTCAGCGTGATGTTGCTTATGCATGGATAGATAGATTCTGTAATGGTGGCGCTGTTCCTACACCTCCGGGGGAAACCACGTTTTCGGTTAACTATGCGCTTGGTGGACAAGCTTCAGGACCGGTTCAATTCTTTGGTGTGGCTAAAGCAAATGGTGTAGTGGTTCCGACAGCACCTTTGCTTGTGTTGCAGCCTGGACAGAAAGATACTCGTGTTCGAACCGCAGTTGTTCCTAATGGAACGTTGTTTGAGATAACTCTTACTGGAACGGTGGTTGCTACAGGCCAACCAGTAATCTTTGGTAATGGTAGTACTACTCGAATTCGTATGGCTTCGGGTGCATGTCCAACATTGACTCCGGTGGTTCCGCCAGTGTCACCAGTTACACCGGTTACACCAACTCCGGCTGTACCTACTACTCCTGCAATCAACACGCTACCTCCAGGTGTGACGTTCCCACCAACTGAGTAGGTGCTATGGGCGACAAGCCAAAGAGAGATGCGTTTCAGATTTTGGTACTTATTTTAACTGTAGTTGTCGCTTTCTACATAGTTGGCGCGACTTCGTTTGTGATCATAGTTGAATTAAGAGACTCTAATGTTGATACGTCTAAAATTACTTACAGTCTCAATTCTATGATTACAGCAGTTCTTGGAGCGTTGCTTGGTTTGATCGCTGGACGGAGTGATTCGAAATGAAACCAATCGTGTTTCTAGCAATCGTGGCTATACTCAGTGCTATTGGATTGATTAGTGTTTCGGCAACTAACGAACCGTCAAATCCCACTCCAACATCGATAGTTGAGGTTCAAATTCCAGGGCCACCGGGTCCAGCAGGTCCAAAAGGCTCTCAGGGGCCTCCAGGAAGCTCTGTAACAGGCGCAGCTGGTCCTCCTGGCTCCATAGGCCCGAAAGGATCTACAGGAGCTCCTGGGCCCACAGGAGCAAAGGGTTCTAAAGGCGATTCGGTTGCTGGTCCTCCAGGACCAAAGGGAGCAGTAGGACCTCAGGGTCAAAACTTCACATGTCCAACTGGATTTACTATTCAAGAATTAGCTGTTGCAAAGCCAAAGGCCAACGGAGTCGTCACGCTTTACGTATGTGCGAAGGGGTAGCCGATGACCGAAACGCAATATCAATTAAAATTGATCAAGCAAATTCGTGATTTGTTACCAGGGTGTGTGATTCTTAAAAATGACCCCCGGTACATGCAAGGTGTCCCTGACATTCTGATTCTATATTGTGATAAATGGGCTATGCTCGAAGTTAAACTCTCAGAAACAGCAGGCGTTCAACCGAACCAAGAGTATTATGTTGGTTTGCTTGATGGTATGTCGTTTGCATCATTCATTAATCCGCAAACTGAGAGAGAAGTTTTACATGATCTTCAACAATCATTCGGAGTTGTCAGGCAAACACGCATTTCTTAGCCCAAGCAATTATCATTGGCTCAATTACACAGACCAGAAACTAGAAGCTCGTTTCATAGCTGCGATGGCTGCCAGACGTGGATCTGATTTGCATAATCTTGCGCATGAAGCGATTCGTCTAGGAGTTAAGTTATCGAGAACCAACAAATCGTTATCGACATATGTCAATGATGGAATTGCTTATCGAATGATATGTGAACCAACTTTGTATTATTCGGATAATTGTTTTGGTACTCCTGACACTATATCCTTCCGGAGAAACAAGCTCAGAGTTCACGATCTTAAAACTGGTATTACTCAGACATCGGAACATCAGTTAGAAGTTTATGCAGCGTTGTTTTGTTTAGAGTATGGGATTGATCCATTCACCATAGAAATTGAACTTCGTATTTATCAAAGAGAAGACATTCGAATCTTTGAACCATATTCCGAAACAATTGCTGCTATAATGGAAAAGATAATTGAGTTCGATCAGCAAATTGAGAGCATGAAATCTTCTGATAGATTCTAGGGGGTGTTTCAGTGCTGATAACCGAAGAAGAGTTGATTCACTATGGAACACCGCGTAAATCGGGACGATATCCATGGGGATCTGGTGGAGATGAGGAAACGCCTCCTCGTAACCCAGAGTTTCTAGATCATGTTGAAGGTTTGAAATCTCAGGGTATGAGTGAAGCCGAAATTGCAAATGGTATGAGTATGACCGTTGGTCAACTTCGTATTGAGAAGTCTCTCGCTAAGAGTGCAAAGAAGCAAGCTGACATTGATTTTGCTAATAGGTTAAAGGAAAAAGGAACATCAACTTCTGCTATTGCTGAGAGAATGGGTATTCCAGAATCCACTGCTAGATCTCTGTTGGCTCCAGGTGCTGCCGATAAGGCCAAGGTTTTAACAACAACGTCCACCATGTTGAAAGATCAAGTAAAAGAGAAGACCTATGTGGATGTTGGAGCTGGTGTTGAAAGTCAACTCGGTATAAGTCGAACCAAATTGGATACGTCTATTGGACAGCTAAAAGCTGAAGGCTATGTTGTTCACACGGTTAAGAGCCCGCAAGTTAGTGGGCATGATACTACATACAAAGTTCTTTGTCCTCCAGGGACAACTCAGAAAGATGTGTTTCTTAATCGTGATAAGATTCAACAAATTAAGAGTTTCTCTAAGGATGGTGGAAGAGGTCGTTATGGGTTGCACGAACCAATAAAGATTAATCCAAAAAGAATTCAAGTTGTTTATGGTGAAGATGGTGGTGGAAAAGCAGACGGAATGATTTATGTTCGTCCAGGAATTGATGATATTTCTCTTGGTGGAGCGCATTACGCTCAAGTTCGTATTGCAGTGGGCGATAGCAAGTATCTCAAGGGCATGGCCATGTATAAGACCGATCTCCCAGATGGTGTAGATCTTCAATTCAATACGAATAAAAGAGATACTGGCAACAAGCTTGATGCTATGAAGGATATTAAGGATGATAAGGATAATCCTTTTGGTTCATTAATTGATCACCAAATTATTGCTGATGAGCACACGGACAAAGAGCGTGTTACATCCGCAATGAATATTGTTAATGAGACTGGTGATTGGGATAAATGGTCTCGTACACTCTCGTCTCAGATGCTTTCGAAGCAAAGTCCAGCTCTAGCTAAATCACAGTTGGATATGACTTACGAGCATCGTCAGCAACAGTACGAAGATATCAAAGCATTGACTAATGCTACGGTTCGAAAGAAGCTATTAGAAGAATTTGCTGAAGGAACGGCAGCAGCGTCAGTTCATTTGAAGGCTGCGTCTCTTCCGGGTCAAGCAGTTCATGTTATTCTTCCTCTTTCGAAAATAGAACCAACACAGATCTATGCGCCTAATTATCAAAATGGCGACACGGTTGTGCTGATTCGTCACCCTCACGGTGGAACATTCGAAATTCCACAATTGACGGTGAATAATAAGAATGCTGAAGGAAGAAAGCTTCTTGGTAACGCAAAAGATGCAGTCGGAATTCATCATAGTGTAGCGCAGCATTTGTCTGGCGCAGACTTCGATGGTGATACCGTTCTTGTAATTCCGAATAATCATCAACGAATCACAGTTACACCGGCCCTAAAAGAACTTCAAAATTTCGATCCTGTTGCTAGTTATCCTGCGTATCCTGGCATGAAGCCTATGAAGAACACGCAGACAGAGATGGGAAAGATTTCTAATCTCGTCACAGACATGACTATTAAAGGCGCTTCTCATGAAGAGCTAGCTCAAGCGATTCGACATTCGATGGTTGTTATTGATGCAGAGAAACATAATTTAGATTACAAAGAATCGTATAGAGCTAATGGAATTAAGAAGTTAAAGGAGAAGTATCAACGTCAACCTAATGGGTCACAGGGAGCAGCGACTTTAATTTCTAGGGCTAGGTCTGAGGTTCGTGTCCCACAGCGTAAGGATCGGACTAGAGCCTTAGGTGGACCTGTAGATCCAGTTACTGGTGAGCGTCGTTATGAAGATACGAACGCTATTAACTATAGGACCGGTAAGCCTAAGACTACCATCACTACTAAGCTTGCTGAGGCTACTGATGCGCATACCTTGTCCTCTGGTACACGCATGGAGACACTGTATGCTAATCATTCTAACAAGCTCAAGGATCTGTCTAACCAGGCCCGTCTAGATGCGTTTAATACCCCCACCTCTAAAAGAGATCCCTCTGCAGCAAAGACGTATGCCAAAGAGGTGGAGTCCTTGAATTCTAAGCTGGCCATAGCAAATAGAAACAAGCCCCTAGAACGCCAGGCCCAGCTAATAGCCAACACATGGACTAAGGCTAAGAGAGTCGAAGATCCAAACATGGATAAAGATACGTTAAAGAAGATTAAGTACCAGCATCAAGAGGAAGCACGTAAGCGTACTGGTGCTAAGAAGAAGCGTATAGAGGTAAGTACTGATGAATGGGATGCCATACAGGCTGGTGCTATTAGTGGTTCAAAGCTTAATGACATACTAAACAATGCTAACATGGACATTGTTCGTGAACATGCAACACCACGCACCGAGATACTAATGACATCTACTAAGACCAATAGAGCTAAGGCCATGCTGTCATCTGGGTACACCAGAGCAGAGGTTGCTAGAGCTCTTGGTGTATCACTAACTACATTGGATACAGCAACTAAGTGAAAGGAGAACGATGACTACTAGATCTATGTTAACAACAGTTGACAATCCTCATTCTCCTTTCGATAACTTTGGTGCCTGGTATGCGTATGATGTTTCATCTGGATACCACACATCAGAATTCCTAGCCAGGATCCTTGTCGACTCAGATCAATTGTCTGAAGCTGATCAACAGCTAGCCGTCGATCTTGCTATCGATGAAGTTGTTCGTGAAAATGTTTTAGGAATTTATAGAAAAGTTACAAAAGATTTTGAAGACGATGAGCAAGTAACAACGTTTCAAAGATGAGGGATGAAGGTGGAGGGGGGGACCCTCGCAAAACATACCCCCCCTGTGCATCGCCCGGCTCCCAAA